ATACACAAAGTTATGTGAATTCTCTCGTTGACTTCGGCAAAAGTATCGGCACCTCCGACTACATGGACGCCATACAAGAAATGTCAATGCGGAAACGTGCAGTCACACTCATCGACGAATTCGTTACCGAACGATTCGAAAACCTGACAATGGTAGAAGATGTCATATCACGTGGCACCATGTTCGAAGCAGTATACGAACGAACAATGGCCGAATACCTCCAACGACACCGCAACCCGGACGGCACCTACACAATCAACGGCAACCAACTCGCAACAATCACAGAAAAGTCACGGCAACAAGCCCTATTCGAAACAAAAAATGTTCTCTACGACTTAGCGGAACGTTCACGTTTCGAAGAACTCATGGTCGAATTGATGCCATTCCTCGGCGCATGGCAAGAAGTTGCCTCTCGCTGGGTGGGCCTCGCCGCAGCCAACCCCGTGTTCGTTGCACGTGCCCTTCGTCCTTGGTATCTACTCACCTCAGAAGACGAGCATGGTCAAACCAAATTGGTGTTCAAACTTCCTCCAGTGTTTGACAAAAGTGTCGCCGGATTCAAACTCTTCGGTCCCATCTCTATGCTCACCAAAGAAAACGTTGACCTGAAACTTTCGTCTGCTTCGATGATTGGTGCGCTACCCGGTACTGGCCCACTGTTCTCGTTCCTAACAACTGAACTTGTTATACAGGTTCCAGAAATGTCTGAGTTTGTTGACTGGGCATTACCATACGGTTACGCCGAAGGCGGCAACGCTGTCTCTAGGTTCCTTAACGTTCACGCACCTTCATGGGTGCGAAGCGGACTGCAGCAAGCCGGGATGGATACGAATAGTCGGGCAGCGACAGCAGCCCGAGTCACTCTTGACTATCTTTCCGAACTACATGAGAACGGTGTCATAGTTGGTGATAGTGCTGCTGAACGACGTGCACTTGATGAAGAAGTTGAACGTCGAGTCAAAATGATATATGGCATGAGGATGTTTAGGTCTTTAGCCGTCCCAGTTTCATTCAGGCAACAGTCACCTTATTGGGCAATCATCTCAGAGTTCCACAAAATGGAAGACGAGCATGGTGCCGAGATCGCAGACTACTGGTTGTTAGAAAACCATCCCGATCTTTGGGCATACACCGGACGCAAATATGCTACCAATGGTGTTGTCGCAGGAACTCTTGAAGGTCACCAAAAATATTTGGCGCATCAAGAATTCGCTGATCGTTACCCAGAAGTAGGTGGATTTGTTACTGGTGCAGTTGGAGCGATAGATGTCCAGTTTGAATACAATCGTGCTGTTCGTGATGAAGAAATTCGGTCAGGGCGTAAAGAGTATTTAGATCCGGGGGGAATTCTTACCGAATCATCGGAGTCTATTGGTTGGCGTGAGTATCGGGTATTCAGAAACTCTCTTGATGCTGAACTTCGTTTACGTGCAGATTCTGGTGGGTCAGCTAGTTTAAACGCTAATTCTAATTTTGATTTGAAAACAAAGAAAGATCAGTTTGTCGCTGAGTTAAGTAGACTCAATCCGATTTGGGCATCCGAATTCAATGACATCGGGAACTTCCAAACACAAGGCAGAATTCTTCAAGCGTTCAGAGAAATAGTTACTAGCGAAGATTTTGCTTATCGACCTGAAGTTCCTGTTATCGAAATGTTCCTTACCTTGCATGACGGTATCGGTCAAGAGATGGTTACTCGTGCCAACATTGAATCCAACTCCAATTACCTTCTTCTTTCATACAAAAAGAATGATGATCTGAGACAACGCTGGGAAATTGGGGTGTTGAGTATTCTTCGGTACCCAGACTTTGGTCCGATCTATGATAGGTATTTTAGTAAGATGGAAAGTATATCTACCCAAAATCTCCCACGCCGACTTGAATTAGTGGAAGCGACTTAGTATGGCCGACCCTGAAGAAACAGAAGTTGATGCAGAAACTAAAGAGGCTTTAGCAGACGAGTTGCTTTACGGCCAAGTAACAACTGATAATGAAAGGTTACGTGGTATTGAAGCAGAAATTCAGACAGAAATAGCAGGTTTCGGACTTGACCCAGAGGCAGTTTTCACTGTGGAATCAGCTATTAGCATAGCTGTTTATGCTGCTGCTAAAATTTGGGGACCAAAGTGGGCAGTAGTTGTGGGAACCATTCAGTTGGGGGGAATGGTTCTTGATTGGTTTGGCCTAGATACTGAAATGTCTGTAGGGGAAATAGTTACCTCGGGACAAAATGATAGTGACGATGATAAACCTGCAGCCGCAATCCCAGTACAGAATGCAGCCCAAGCAGAAGTAGCGATCAGAAGCGAAGCAGGCACTCTCAAAAACGCAGACGATCTTGCGGCAGCAGCCCGTGATGTAGCAACTAAAGCAGGGGTAACGGAAGAACAAGCTCAATTCGAAGTTCAACAAGCCATGTCACAACAGGTAGGCGAAATGCAATACGGTCAAGACGACCCGAGAGGCAGCACAACATCGCTCCTTAATGACGCTTTCGTAATGAACACAATGAAACCCGGCACGTTTGCTTTCAACACCGCATATCTTCCCTACGATAAAGGCGGTGTGCGACGTACACGCATGAACAAATTTGAGCTTCCCGGTATGTTAGGTACCGAAGATGTGGCGTTCTATGCTTACCGTCCCCAAGTTATGCCGGGTACCGGACTTCCTCGATCCTCAAAATTTGAGGATGTGAATGTGGAAGGACTTCGTTGGGAAGTTGATCCCAATCTCCAAAAACAAGGATTCGAATTCAATCGAATAGTTGAGCAAGATGTCCCCGTCACCGTGTCCGATGTCATGGCGATTTACGATGAACAGCCCGAAGAGTCGCAGCGTCTTATCGCTCAGGGTTTAGCTTTGGGTGATGGGATAACGTCGTGGACATACGGGATTCTTGGTGACCGAATGTATACAGATCCTGATGCAATATATGATCGGGATGTAGTTCAAAGATCTTTAATGAATATGTCTGATGCTGCTGTAGGAGAAGCATCAAGACTTCTGGGAGGGTTCTCTGAACTTGATGACCGTTTTATTCCTAAGGGTTTAGATGCTGCGGTTCCGATTGAAAATTTCCAAAATGATTTATTCGATCAAGCAGTTAAGGCTGGTCGTGTTGCCCAAATCAATAGGGATCATGGTCGTCAAATGGCTCGGGATGTGTTGATTGGGTTGACTGGGCGACGTAATGTGGGTGGTTTTATGGATATGGTCGATCAATGGACTAAAGAAATCCAGTTGGAAAACATCGGGGTGAATATTACGGGAGCAGAATTTGAGGCTGGTATAACGGCTCGTGCTTTGGAAGCTGTAGATGAAGGCGAGTTGCCTGAAGTTGAAGCTGGGATAGCTGCGGTTGATAAAGCTACTGCTGGTGCGATATTGGCGAGAGCGATGGCCCAATAATGGTTAATGTAGGCGAAATTCCGGGCACTATTGAAGAAGAACAGGATCTTCCCTCTCCTGAAGATCTCGTTCGTCCTCTCGAACCTGATCTTGCTACTTTTGGTTTCGAATCGCTGGTTGGTGATTCGACTGCCGAAGTTGAATTTCCACCAGATAGCGGTCAGAAATGGAATATCTACGATCTTGTTCTTGCTAATCCTTACGAGTTTGATCTGCAAAGTGAGGCTGGGATTCAGTCAATGCAGTTGTGGGTTAACAAACTTTATGCCAGCACAGAGCATTACCGCAATAGTGAGCAAGGACGTGCGCTTCGTAAAGAAGAATGGTATAAAGCTGGCGGTGATAGCGACGAATTAACGACACGCCAAAAAGATCTCATCTCAGATCTTGTTGAAAAGGTCGAAGAAATTGCTGCGTTAAGCAACCTTGGTTGGGGCGAAGACGAGATCAACGAATTTGCTTTAGATGCTTGGCTAGCTGGTTGGACTGAAACAGATGTAGATAAAATTAAGGATCTGATTAGCGAAGACGATGATCTGGAATTCGGAATTGATGCACGACCGGGCAGCGACATCGCCGCAAACGTAGCCAATATCAATGAAAGATTACGGCAACACCTTATGGACCCATCCCAAATGGATGAAGGCTGGGTTGAAGATGCGTCACGCCGCATATATAGAGGTGAAACTACTTTAGATATTTTGGCAACAGAGTTAGCTGAACAATCAGCAACTCTTTACCCCAACTTTGCTGAGCGTATTCGTGCAGGAGTTGCCCCAACAACTATTCTTAACAGCTATAACCCTATCTTTAGAAACGTGTTCGGGTATACCCCATCGTGGGATGGTTCGGAACGTGAAATGGGAATGACTTTAGGTAACGATCCGGCTGTTCTTTCTGGCGCAAACTTCGCTCATTATCTTCGCACTACCGATGAGTACGATAGATCTGAGGTTGGTCTTAACAGAGGATATGATTTGATGCAGACTATGGGCAAGGCTTTAGGACTGGTGGCACCGTAATGCCTTTTGGAATTGATCTTGATCGTATTCAGCGTGAAGCTGCTTTACAAATGAAAGTTTATCAAGACGCTCGCCAAGCAGTTCTTGATATGGGTGGACAACTTACTCCGAAAGAAGTAGAAGAAATAGAAGAAGAAGAAGAAATAGAAGAAGAAGTAGAAGAAGAAGTAGTAGCCGACGGATTAGATCAATACGCTGCGGCTCGTAAAGCCTTAGGGATGACCGACGAACAAATCCTTGCCGGTATCGCTGATGGAAGTTTGTTCCCCGATCAAATAAATCATCCCGGCGCACCCAATCACCCGCGAACTGGACCGCAACCGGGTCCGGGGCAGCTATGGGACTTCAATCCTGATGCTACAACCCCAGAAGATTATTGGCGAATAATCGATGAGTACGGTCCCAGTACCGGCGACCAAGACGATGAAGACGATGAAGACGATGAAGGCGATGGTGGGGAAGATCCTTTGTTGTCGTACCAAAAAGAAAGAAATATCACTAGTACGAAAGCCATGATGCGAGGCTTTCTCAACCAGTTCGGGCTTGGTGGTGCAGTCAATCCAGACGGTAGCGTAAACCCAGACTTAACTAAATGGGCGTTAGGTATGGCTGAAACAGGACTTGATGGTGACGCAATCGTTTTCGAAATGCGATACGGAACCGATCCAACAGTCCGAGCCGCTTATCGTAGTGTATTCCCGGCAATGGAAGCACGACGCAAGAACGGTTACTCGGCTATCACCGAAGCAGAATACATAAACCTTACCCGTGGCTACACTCAAATCGCTTCAGCGGCAGGTATAGATCCCGATTTCTTAGCTGGGGCAGGTAAAACGGTTGCCGCTGACGGTATTACTGCGTTAATAGCAGGCGATGTGTCTCTCGCAGAATGGCGTGACCGGGTAGATCTTGCAGAATGGTCAGCAACTACTGCAGATTCCAAGGCTAAAGGCATTCTCCAAACCACTTATGGGTACACGCACCCGGATTTAGTGATGCATTTCCTTGATCCGAAACGTGCAGCGAGTGTTAAGCAAGCACAACAAGATGTTGGTGGTGCAAAAATTATTTCTGCTGGGGTAACTGCGATTGGTGATTCGTTGAGCCGGTCTTTCGCTGACTATGCATATGGGCAAGATATCCAAGGACGCGAAGTTACTGCTGGACTTAGCCCATATGGGGCGTTGACAGGCGGCACTCTTTATGAAGAAGGAATGACCGCAGACGAAATTGCTTGGGGACATTTCGGAGATTCCGAACAACGTGACGCATTGCGACGTGAAAGAGGACGACGTTCATCTCCGTTCCAAGGTACCGGTGGTTTAGCTGCCACATCTGCAGGTATTATTGGTGCTGGCGCTGTCAGTAATTGACATAAACGCAACTGTATGTAATAATTGATTTGTTGGTCGGCCCCGTATGGGCGAGCTAGCCACAAAATTTCCATCCGAAGTACCACCGCTGAGGATGCGTCTACATAGGTGAGTGACATATGACAGACAATGACTCCATTGGAAACAATGTAAGTGATTCTGGCAGTTCAACCGAATCGAAACCAAACTGGCGACGAGATCTGGAAAATCGTGCTAAAGAAGCAGAAGATAAAGCTGCGGCTTTAGAAGATCAGCTTTCGTCTATTCAGCGACTTGATACGTTTCGTTCAGCAGGACTTGATCCTGATGACGCACGTGTCAGGTATTTCGTGAAGGGCTATGAAGGTGAACTCGATGCTGAAGCTATCCGTCAGGAAGCTACGGCAGCAGGGTTCTTGGGTGCTGCTGATGCTGCACCGATGGCCCAAAATTCTGTGTTTAACGACATGTTGAGTGCAGAGCAGCGGATACAGGCGGCTGGTGAAGGCGGAGATCCGGTGTTACCACCTGATTTAGACGCTCAGATTAGATCAACAAATAGCGAAGATGAACTTCGTGTGTTGTTAGAGTCGAACGGTATTATGTGGGGCGCAGCTACCTAATCCTTTTTTGAATCTGTGGAGTCCCAAACATTGGACTCACAGTGGCTTATACACCACCACTTTCTTTAACTAACCCGACCGGAACCGGTCAATTAACGAACCAAGTAACTACGGCTTTCGAACAGATTGCTTATTTTGCTTTGCGTTCACAGCCTCTTTACGAGATGATTTGTGATGTTCGTTCAACTGCACAGAGCCATAATGCGGCAACTGTTCAGTTCACGTTCTATCCAAACATGAGTCAAGTTACTGGGACGCTTACTGAAGCTACAGACGTTACGCCTGTTGCTCTCAGTGACTCCAAAGTAGATGTTGCGTTGAACGAGTATGGTAGCTCGGTCATCACGACTGCTTTGATTCGTGGCACATCATTCTTGAATGTTGATGCTGACGCCGCCAACATCATTGGCTACAACATGGTCGATTCAATCGACAAGGTTGTTTCTAATGTGCTTATGGGTGGCACTAACGTCCTTTACTCCAAGGGATCGGGTGCACAACCTACGTCCCGTGCCACTGTTGCTGACGGCAACACGTATGACACCACTACACCACGTCAAGCTGTAGCCCAGCTACGTGGCGACTCCGCTCCCGGCTGGGAAAACGGAAACTACATGGCAATCATCCACCCGGATGTTTCCTATGACCTCCGTGGAGAAACAGCGGTAACTGACGTTATCCAATACCAACTGTACCAAGACGGTGCACCGATTCGTGCAGGTTCAATCGGCACGTTCAACGGTATCAACTACATTGAGAACCCTCGTGCTCCCATATTGGATGATGCTGGTGCAACCAGTACAACTAACGTTTACCAGACTCTTATCTGTGGTCGCCAAGCTGCGGCGAAGGCTTTCAGCCGTGCGCCGGGATTTGGTGAGCAACCAAGCATTGTGTTCGGTCCTGTGACTGACACGCTGCGCCGGTTCAACCCTGTGGGCTGGTACCACCTTGCTGGATGGAGTATTTTCCGGCAGGAATGTATGCGACGAATTGAATCGTCGTCATCTATAGGCGACAACACCTGATAGTTGTTGCTGATTGAGGTGTGGGGGGGTCGGGTTTTCCCCCTTTCCCCGGCTCCCCCGCTTCCTCTGCTATCATTTCAACCATGCCTGTCGTTAACGGAAAAAAGTATCCTTATACCGCTAAAGGTAAAAAGGCTGCTACTGCAGCAAGAAAGAAAAAGAATGCAAAAGCCAAACGGTGATGTAACGATTCGGCCCAAACCCATAACTGGGACCGGAGGAGCTAAACGTGGCTAGTGGCCTTTATTGTTTGCCAATGGAATACAACCTAGAGCAAACAGCTAACTTTAATATCGATTTTAATGATACGACTTCGGGTCGTTTCAAATGCATGTTGTCTACAGCTTCATGGACACCGAACTACAGCACCCATTCGATTAAGTCTGATGTGACTAACGAAGTGTCTGGTGCTGGGTATAGCGCTGGTGGAGAAGCGTTGACTTCTATCACGTTTGCTACGAGTGGGGGAACGATTACTTGGGATGCGGCGGATGTGGAGTGGGCTTCGAGCACGATTACTAGTGCTCGTTACGCCACCATTTATGACGACACGCTGACTAATAAGCCTTTGGTTTGTACTATTGATTTTGGTGGAGATTTTTCTACTGTGTCTGGTACGTTCAAAATTACTTGGAATGCAAGCGGTATCTTTACGCTTGACCTCACCCCGTAGGAGTAACCCATGACGATGCCAGCAACAGGGTATCCAACAACCCTTGATGATACGAATGCGACACCTAGTGCATCGGTTGAGTTTCCTCAACCTGCTTCTTCTTCGGATTTAGATGCAACAAACCTTGAACACGATATTTTGCACACGAATCTGTCGAAGACTGTTGTTGCTCTTCAAACAAAACTGGGGATCACTGACTCTAACGCTGCTGCGAATCAGGTTCTTGTAGGGACTGGTGCTTCGACTACTGCGTGGGGTTCGACGCTTACGTCGATGACGCTTGCCGGAGCCACTTTGTCTGGTGCTGTTACCGGTGCCGACCAAACGATGTCGGCGGTCACCCACAAGGATTATTCCGAAACCGTGTACGCCGGTGGGAACACTGGTGCTACACCGGCGATTGCTGAGACTAACGGCAACGTCCAAACGTGGACTTTGAATGCTGCGACAGCGACCTTTGCGTTGCCTGCCGCTTCCGGTCTTCAAGCCGGTACGAGCATTACCCTGATTTTAACTCAGGACGGTTCGGGTTCTCGTGCTGGTGTATTTCAGGTGAGTGGTGCTACTACTCTCGTGAAATGGGCTGGGGGTACTGCGCCGACATTAAGTACGGGGGCTGCCGACATAGATATTCTTACGTTTATGACCATTGATGGCGGCGCTACACCTACTTGGTATGGGTTTGTCGCTGGGCAGGATATGAGCTAATGCCTTTCGGGGTTGAAAAAGTTGCAATGCTAGGAGCCGCCGGTGGTGGTGCGGGTGCTCTCGGGTATGTCCTGTTGTGGGGTGACCCGGACAATGCTGGTGGCGTAGCTGCTGAAACGTATCCGTATGACATCGAGTTGCTGGCAAGTGGAACTGATGTTCGTGTCGGCGGCAGGTGGGGCACTTCAACCTCTAACACCCATAGAATTGCTACCGCTGGTTTAGATTTGAGTGGTGGATACTCAACGGCACCGACGACTACGACTGGGCAAAATAGTTGGAACTTTACCCACGCCAGCCCAACGTATCAGGGGATCTACAACAACACTGGTGCCATGTGGATTGACGGGTCGGACAATATGTATTCGTGCGGGCAGACATATGACGCAAGCTTTGGCTATTACAACCAAGGCATAGTCAAAGAGAACTCGTCGCAGGCCGTCCAGTGGAACGTGAACTACAAAGCAAACAACTCCTACCCCTATGGCTTCCAAAATGGCGTTATTTGGAAAAGCGAAACCAGTGGCTATCTCGGGATGATGGGAACCGTTTACAACTTGCGTAATGGTAGTTACAAGCAGCGCATGCAAATGCTTATTCTAAATGATTCTGACGGTTCGGCCACGTATGGAAAATATGCTGCACCTAACAACGACACGATTTCCAACTCCACAACTAACGGCTCCGGTCTGCGCTCAGGTTTCAACGGCGACAAGTTCGCTACAACTATGGGCTATCATAGTTCAGCCGGTTACCAGATGGTTGCTCCGATGCTGTGGACTGCTGAGTCTGCCAACTTTCAGAACGAATGGACAATCGGAGACTGTGAAATACGAAATCAAAGCAGCGGCGGCAACAGTATTTACGCTACCGGAGTATGTATCGACTCCAGCAACAACGTGTATGTGCAATCTTATTTCGGTGCAACCGCTATCAGCGGTTCCTACACCCCCGCCAACATGGCGATCACTAAATTCACTTCAGGGGGTACCTATTCTTGGACCTATGTTTTACGTCAACAAGCAGGCGGTGAAGAAACTTCGCTATCGGGCGGTGGTATAGATATTTCTGCTGACGGCAACGACCTTTTCGTTAGTGGTTATAGCAACAAGGTCGGCGGCAGTACTGGCGCGCCAGTCATCGCGAGGCTTGATGTCTCGGGTGCTACACCGAGTTTGACATGGATCACTCAATTCGCGAGCGCCACCTATTCCTGCTACGCACAGAATTGCAAAGTCGTCGGTACCGATACGGTGGTCAGTTTCGGTTACGGCCAAACAGATCCGACGGCCAATGTCGTTGGGGTATTGGTCGCAGCAAATCAAGATGGCTCCTCGCTTGGAAGTGGAACTGTTGATGATGTTGCTTGGACTGCTACCGACATCAGTTCTTACATCGTGTTTGCTGATGGTGCATCTGGCGGTACTGCCAACGTGAATATTACTAACGAAACCGGCTCAGGGTTTACCTACACGATCGGCACAGAAACGACCACTGGGTCAACGCCGACATGGATAAACGGTGCAACTTCCCCAACGATTCAAGTTGAAAGTGGTGCCATCGAATGAGTTTTAACGACATAATTGACGGATTCACTCGTGGCGACCGTATGGCACCGCCTCAGATTTGGGCGATGTGGCAGACACCAGACGAGTCAACATTTCCTGATGATGCCTCTGACGAGAACCCATACATGTGGGATGCGGCCCAAGGAGCTTGGGTAACAATCGACAACATCACAGAGCCAAACTAATGGCAAATCTAAATGAATGTTGTTGATGCCCCCGGCAAAATCACTGCCGGACGGCCACTAAAACCCTTCGGAATAGTCGTACACCACACCGCCTCTAACCGCAACGCAGACCCCGACAACGTGGTCGCAATGTGTGTTCGAGGTGTCAACAAGGTACCCGGACCTTTATACAACTACCTCATAAAACGTGATGGTACCATTGTCAAGTTAACTGCTAGTAATGTTAAAGCTAATCATGCTGGCCGTGGGTTGCAGTCTGTTTTGAATAGGATGCAACATAACAATCCGGCGCTTGGAGATGCGGCTGGTCCCGGTAAGATTAGTGCTAACTCTCGTTTAATAGGTGTTTCAATTATTAATGACGGGTTAGGAGAAGATGTACCCGAGGCACAGATGGATGCACTTATAGATGTGTGCGCCTTTCTGTGCGACGGACACAAATGGAACCCCGACTGTGCGGTGATAGGCCACAAAGAATGGACTTCACGCAAGGTTGACCCCTCATTTTCTATGCCAGAACTACGTTTAATGGTTCATCGACGCATGATTACGTCAGTTCCAACAATGACTTTACCTAAAGAACCAGAGGACGGGCTTGTTCCATTCCCCGGAACACTACGCAAAGGCTCACGTAGCCAAGCAGTTGTTCATGTTCAACGAGTAGTAGGAGCTTTAGCCGACGGAATATACGGGCGTGGTACACTCGCCAAAGTAAAACAATGGCAGCGAGCTAAAGGGCTTGTTGCAGATGGCGTAGTTGGTCCAAAAACTTGGGCTGCTATGCAGATACGGAGACAAGAAGTTGTTCAACCAGCGTTTTATTAAAGATTCATTAGAGCGTGGAATCTCTACCTTTGCTCAGGCATGGGCTGCAGCTATGGCTGTACCCGGACCTGACTGGGCTGATTCCTTTAAGATCGCCGGAGTTGCGGCGCTTATCGCTATTGCCAAGGCTGTTGCTGCCAGAAAAGTGGGCGACCCTGAAACGGCATCAGTTACTAGTTAAGAAATGAGATTGTTCTGTGACGCAATATCGTCAGTCGGGGGTCGAATATAGGGAATCAGGCGTCGCTTATGGGACGCCTACAACTATTACCCCGGCGACGATTGCGGCCACAGCAACCATCCCTACTAATTTCCAGTTTGAGTATCGTCAATCTGGGCAGGCTTATAGAAACAGTTACGACTATCGCCAAGCGCTTATATCTGGCAATGTTTATTTAGTTGCAGTTACACCGGCGGCTGTCGCTGTTACTACATCTATTACTGCTACTGGTGGGATACCTATCACGGTTACTCCAGCGACTATTGCTGCTGTTGCGGCTGTACCCGGCCCCACTTTAACAGTCAACTATGTTGATATCGATCTAGTAGATGTTCGGGCTTTCGCTGCAGTTCCTTCTCCTACGGTCACAACTGGTATTATCCGCTATCCAGCTACCATTACGGCTACTGCTGGGGTTGACCCCATTGTTGGTGTCAACATTATTGAGCCAGAGACCATTGCTTGTACCAGCCAAGTGCACACTCCGGTTCCTGTGTCGAGTCCTACTCCGGCGACAATAACTGTTGACGGCACATGCAACGATGCTCACCAAATGTATCGCTTCTATCCGGGGGCAGAAGCTCTTGTTCCACCTGTCGGATTACGCAACAAACCAACTCCGGCAGCGTACGCATTAGCTCGACATTATTCTCCACGGAACAGGGCACGAAACTTATTTATTATCAATGGCACATCAGTACAGGATTATCTTCCTGTGGATACCACAACGGTTACACGCTGGCTTCTTGGCGGTCACTTCCCACCATCAGACTTGACTCCAAGTGAGATAGCATTACTAGACGCTAGTGGTTTTCCCATTGATGTAGGAGCAGGAGTTACTTAATGCCAACATATGTTTATCGTTGCCTTGACTGCGGTCTTTCTTTAGATGTTTACCATTCTTTTGAAGAGACATATGAAGATGACTGCAATGGGTGTGGGGGTGTTGTGCGTAAACATTTCGGTTCTGTTCATATTGCTGCGTCAGCCACACCTACTCGTGGAGTGCATGATGGAAAAGAGATCGATTGGAGTGGGACTAAAGCTAAAGAACGAAACAAAGAAAGGGATATGGCGGCCTATAAACGACTCCGATCTGAGGGTCTTAAACCTAAGGGTATTGACGGGGCTGCCGATCTCGAAACCCGAGCCGGAAATAAATGGGAACTTGAAGCAGGCCACATTATTAAAGAAGAGAATCGGAAGAAAGCTGAATCTCAATTACAGGAGATCCTCGAATGAGCACACAAATATGGGTTGACGAAGTTCGTGACATGCTTCTTTCAGGTTACGTTGAAGACTTAGACGTTATTACTGGAAACGTTTTGGTAGGAGATTCACAAATAATTGTTCAAGGCTACGCATCTTCTATTGTTAAAGGTGTTGTTGTAGAAGTAAATGCTGAGTTGATGTACGTTCTTCAAGTCACTTCGACAACCATTGACGTGCTGCGTGGCTACGGTGGATCAACAGCAGCGGCTCATACTGCTAACGACATTGTTCGTGTGTCACCCAAGTTCCCGACGCACCGTATTGTTTCCTCAATCAACGATGATCTGGCAGACATTTCGTCACCGGCTCATGGCATGTTCCAGATACGCACCACTACCTTTACCTACAACGGTGGTGTAGCTGGCTATGACCTAGATACAGATGACGGTTCGGGTGGCTATTATCCTGTTGATTCTATTTATGAAGTAACACATGCAGCAGTTGGTGCTTTAGCCAATGAACCTGAAATAATTTCGTGGCGACTGAAACGAGATCGAGCTACTGATTCGTTTGCTAGTGGTAATGCTTTGATTCTTTATGATGGTGCAGTACCCGGCAGAACAGTAAGAGTTCTATACAAGTCTCCTCTTACACCGGTAGATATCACAGATCTCACAAAGGATCGTTCCCTTACGGGGCTACCAACTACCGCCTATGATCTGCCAACACTTGGTGCAGCTATGGCGTTGATGACCACACGTCCCATCAGACGTGAGTTCCTCGACGCACAGGGCACGTCACGCATGGCCGAAGAGGTACCCCCCGGAGCTATCTCAGCGTCCTTCAGGGACCTTATGGGGCGGCGTAAGGAAAGACTGGAATCTGAGTCTGCACGGTTAGCTGCACAATACCCACAACAATGGCCTCGTCATTCGGCTGTTCGTAGCCACCAATGGGGCTATGCACCGAGATGAGTTTCAACGCCGAGTCGTTGCCGATTGAATTAAACGGCATTTCTTATCTTGTAGATACGGCTGAATATCGACGAACAACTGTTCCTGTTTCACGTCAACAACGAGACAACAGCAGGGAACCCGGCGAAAATACTTTAGATACAACTGGTGCTTGGGTACGTTCCCAAACCGATTGGTCTTATGGGGCTGGTCAACTCTATTTAGATAATGAAGACTCAGACCGGCGACGGTTCTATGAATCTGTTGGTGTTGATATTTGGACTCGGGGACAAATCACGTTGCTCCCTATCGCTGAAACCCCCGGCGCATTACCGGCAACATCATTTACTACAGGTGAAATAATTGTTGACCGAGTAGTTCAGGCTTCTACTGGCACAGAGTATTTGTATGTCGCGAATGGTATAACACTTTCTTATACTTCTGATCCGTTAGCTGGATCTCCCACATGGGCGACAGCGTTCACAAGTGGGACAACTATCACTAGCTTCACAAGTGATGGTGAATATGTATATGTCTCTTCGACTGGTACGACACCACCTGAACGTCTTACTATCGGCACAGCTACAGGTTCATGGTCTGGATCAGCAGAAGATGTTGATCTACTGAAAGTCGCAGCAGGACGCCTCATTGGAACTAAAAACAATTCCATTTACGAACTTGATGCCAACGGTGCAAAAGCCACATCATCTTTAGATTATTCTTTGCCTCTTTCCAACAGCGAATGGGTAGCCGTAGAAGGATGCCCTAACGGTATCTATGCTGCAGCAAACACAGACAACACGGGAACCGTATATTTTATTAGTGTCAACTCAACTGACGGCACACTAGTCACCCCAATAGTCGCAGGTTCTTTACCTCGTAATGAATCCATTAACGCAATCCTTTCTTATGGACCTGTTCTTTGTTTAGCTACATCACAAGGATTTCGTACTGCTCTTATCGATGTTGAATCTGGTGGTATAACAATCGGTTCAGTTATAGACACAGGTGGAGAAGCATACTCACTTGAAGCTGACGGTCGTTTCGTTTGGTGGGGTGGTGCTTACGGAAATCTTTTTCGTGCTGACCTTACCCGGTTCACTGACACTCTTGTCCCTGCTTATGCTTCGGATCTTGTATCTTCTATCTCTGCTACAGCTACAGATTTGGTTGGCAGCATGACCCGTGTCAATAATGCTGGTAACCCTAAAATGTTTTTTGGTGTAAAGAAAGCATCTGCCGCTGCCATATTACAAAACGAATCAAAAAACAATACAAGAGTTGCAAGTGGGACCATGAACGCAGGTGAAATAACTTGGTCAACGGTAGCCCCCAAACTTTTACGTTCAGGTGTTATCGATCTTGATCGTTCCCAATTCGAACGGTCATCAATCGACTACAGACAGGCAGGAATTGCTTACGACCAAACTGGTTACGAATACAGATTTGGTGTCCCTACATCTGAAGCTGCCGGTGAGATTCGTTTAACTGCCACAAATAATGCTGACGTTAGTTCAACTCTTTTAGACATGGCGACCCAAGTACCACAAACATTTGATTTCGGTACAAGCACAGATACAGCTATCTCGTTTGACCTTACAGTCACACTGGTACGGGGAACAAGTGACGCTACGATAGCTCCAATCTGTCACGACTGGCAGCTAACCGCAGTCGCAGTACCCCGCCGCATAGACGAAATAATTATTCCCATAGTTCTTCGACGAGATCTTCTCACCTCTCGCAACTCAGGTGCCCCAATTTCTTTAGTAGCAGGCAACACCTTTTCTAATCTTCGAACACTAATGGAAAACGGTACCGCTGTTAGCTACAAAGAAGGAACACGAACAGATACCGTCACCATTGAAAGACTAGAGATGCAACCTCAACGCCTATCCGACGATGGATCATGGTGGGAAGGTACTCTATTGGCAAGGCTACTTACTGTTCCAGTTTGATAAGGGTGTATGGCTAAGATTCTTTTCTTCGACATTGAAACTGCACCTAACATGTCTTACGTGTGGGGTCAATGGCAACAAGATGTTATCGACCACGTACAAGAGTGGTACATACTTTGCTTCTCTTATAAATGGGAAGGCCAAAAGAAAACACAAGTAGTTTCACTCAACGACTTTGATCTCTACTCCGAAGATTTAGAAAACGATTTCAATGTTGTTCACAAACTCTGGGAACTACTAGACGAAGCTGACATCGTTATTGGCCACAACTCTGACGCATTCGATATAAAAAAAGCTAACGCACGATTCGCACACCACAACTTCGGACCTACCAGTCATTACCAAACTGTTGACACATTAAAAATCGCACGACGATATTTCAAATTTAATAGCAATAGACTTGGACACCTCGGAGAACACCTTGGACTCGGGGGTAAAGAAGTCACAGGAGGATTCCAAACATGGGCAGGTTGCATGAAGGGTGACGTTAAAGCATGGGCAACCATGAAGAAATACGCTAAGCAAGACGTAGATCTTTTAGTAGATGTCTACGAACGGTTACGTCCTTGGGCTACTAACCATCCCAATAGAAACGTGATCGACGCAACTTCGAATGCATGTCCGACGTGCGGCAACACCAAGCTGCAAAAGCGTGGTACGAGGCGAACTCGGACAATGACTTACCAGTCTTATCAATGCCAACGCTGTCGCTCTTATTGCAGATCGAGGTTGGCCGATAATGAAGCACGTACCGAGTTAGTCTAACCAGAATCTATCGGTTGTATTGCGAAGGCAAATGACGTTCAGGATCTTTGGCAAGGATACGAGTCTTACATTTCTTGCATCGACATCCACCAATTAGATACTTCGCAATCGTCCCATGTTTCCTGAAGTCAGTTTTCTCCCAATGTATTGACCCGTAATTATCCATTTCCATTTCAATAATCTTCAGGATTGGAAGCATCATCTTTGAATAGATGGGCTACACGGTCAGCTTCCTCTTTACTACGGAACCATTCCCGTATTTGTCTATCGCATAGAACTGCATACCCTTTGACTGTTGGCCCTCCAACAATTCGAGCAGGCACTTCTTCAACTGTTATTTTCATGGCTACTCCTAACCACGTTCCCTTAATTTAATTTTACCACGCTTAGTGAGTATTAGGGCGGGATGCTGAGAGAAGAAAGGAGAGGAAACACTCCCAGCATCCCATTGCCGGGTCTATCGAACCGGTTTGCCCTTACTTCTGTATCGAGTTTTTAGCTCTCTCATTCTTTGAGCGTTCTCCTCTATGGATAACGACTCTTCCTTTGCCAACTCTAGTGCTTCGCTGGTTGCTGATATGGAAGCAATGTTAGTGGCTTGCCTTTCCATTTCCTCATGCTCCTCTTTAATTTTTCTGAGCGCTGTCTCGAATGCTGCCTCACTGAAAGACCACGTTACATTCAGAGCGTCATAGCATTCTTCTAACGTCCAGCCAGCATGATGAGCTATCTCTACCACGTGCCGTATTCTGGCTGGCTTGGCTAACGGTTTTTTCTCCTGTTCTTTCCACCACTGATTTAACATCTGGGTGGTGTCAGTAAAAGCTGGGGCTTGTGGTGCTCTCAACTTGATTACTTCTCCCATGTATTCTCTCCTTAATTAGTTGTGCAAAATTATGTAACTCCATCACAACATAGGCACCACCGGTTCCGAAGTTCCGACGTTTAACTAAAGCTGCAGCGAAGCCTGCTTCTGCATTGATTCTTTCTTGTTCTGTTTCTCTCATTATTTCAGATAAGGACGAGAGGGCATCCTTCCTGTTTTTGCATTCGAACACAAATTCAGGTAAGTCAAGGCACCGGATGTCCCCCACGTCCTTAGTTCCGACAAGAGGTAGGCGCATAAACTCTGAGCCTGTGTAATGCTGGAGATACCGAACGCATTCAGTTTCCCACGCAGTCCCCTTCTGTTTGGATTTACTCACGAATCGCTGATCTCCGGTGGGATATCAAAGTCAGGTTCTTCTATATGTTCTTGATAGAAATCAAAACTTGTCTGAAGAAGAAATGACATCGCTTGCATCAACTTGTTGTTGTCATCCATTTGTCTTTCCGAAGGATGACGTTCGAAAGACTCAATGATTTGTGCCGCTCTCATTTGAAACTTGGTAGAAAAATCGGTAGGCACAACTACAGTTAATACTGATAATTGATTATCCAACACTGGAACTATGACACTCGGAAGATTTTCATTGTCCATTAAAATGGTTCCTCGTCGTTAGCAAATGCAGCTTGAACAGTCTCAACTGCCTGTTCTGTCACACTACCACGATCATTTCCTTTGGGGTACCAGCGATATGACGGGCCACCTTCGTCTGCATAGAGACAAAGTTTGCTGCGTTTCTCACCTTCTTTTGATTCCCACTTGTCTTGTTTCATGCGACCAATAAACATAACACGGCTACCTTTAGGTATCTCAGCCATGCGTTCTGCTAGATCACCGAAACATTTCACATCAAACCAGTGAGTTTCTTTAGTGTCATCACGCCCTGTTGTTACAGCTACAGGAATGGTAATGAATGCGTTACCTGACTTGGCGTAGCGCAACACCAAATCCGTGCCAACGTTACCTGCTATCGATATATTACTCATTGCTTTCTTCTCCTTCTCTCTTTTCGAGAATGTCTGCGAGCACATAGTGCCCATCATGTTTATGCCAGAGATGCAGACCTAAGCCCACTCTCATCGCACACCTTTTAATACCGTCCGAAGCACAAGCCTTCAGCCGTGCTCCGTCCGTCTTCCAATTGTTCGGATTTTCGCACTCACCAACCTCTTGTATCGAGGTAGTTCGTCCATCAATCTCAACAGTAAGAGTGCAGAGGCAACCAGTGAGAGTACCATCAGCATCCCTAACAAGAGTATCAATAGCAAAATCATATGGACC